ATGTTAGTGGAGCATATTTCAGGCATCGTAGAAGATATTGAAGAAGAAATTAAAGGCATGAGAAATAATAAAGTTAATATTGATTTTCTACAAAAACAACTTGAAAAAGTACAATCAACTCTTGAAAAAGTTCAAGAAGAACATAGAAATATTAAAGTACAGAATGGATACGTAAAATGATAGATTATTTTTACAGTATTATAGAACATTATAGTTCCAAACTTAATGTATGGGCATGGAATAAAAGATGGTGTGATAGAGAAAATGGAACAGGATATAAAAAATGATCGAAACTATTTTTGCCTTACTTATGATTGTAAACCATGAGATTGTTGAACATAGAATACAAGACTCTTTAAGTGTATGCTTAAAACATAAACGCGTGGCTGAAAGAAGTGTATCTAAAAATGTACTATATAAGTGTATTAAATCACAAGCAGAAATAGAAATAAATATTGATGGTACAAAAACTATTAAAAAATTAATATTAAGTGGAGCGTACAGCTAATGCAACTTTCTAAGCACTTTAAATTATCCGAATTTACTAAATCACAAATAGCTGCCCGTCATGGGCTAAAGAATCTTCCAGGATCAGGTGAAATCAAAAATCTTGAAAATGTCTGCTATGAAATTTTAGAACCCGTTCGTGCTAAATTTGCTGGCGTTTTTGACAGGCCTATTTTAATCACGTCGGGATTTCGCAGTTTAGAGGTGAATCGTAAATTGGGTTCATCCGACTCGAGCCAGCATTGCAAGGGGCAGGCGGTTGATTTCGAAATTCCAGGAGTTGCTAATATTAAGGTTGCCTACTGGCTACAAGCCAACGTGGATTTTGATCAATGCATTCTTGAATACCATCAGCCTGATGATGACCAACACGGCTGGATTCACGTATCTTACAATGAAAAAGGAGCTAATCGTAAGAAGGTTTTAACCTTCGATGGAAAGACTTACCAAGACGGGCTTCCTGATATAAAATACCAACAAGGAGAAATAATTAACTAATGGCTATCTCACGATCCCAAATGCCGAAACAGCTTAAACCAGGACTAGGAAGAAACTGGAAGCGTGATCCGTATGCCAAATCGCTTGAATCTAGACTGTACAGAAACAAAGTGATAAACTCTAAGAAGTTGTACAACCGTAAAAAGGCGTTCAACTCTTAATGAGGACGAAGGCAATGGGGCCCCAATATGGCAGAGAAAAGTAAAGCGAACACAAAAGGCGTTCAACTAAATTTAGACAAAACTTTTAAAAAAGGTTTGTTGGAAGGTATGAATGTTGATTTTTCAGGTTTCTTCGGAGAAACAGATGAAAAAGGAGACTATAATGTTAATCCTCCTAAAAAGAAAGAGATGAATGTTGGGGCTGGTTTTACTACAAAAAAAGGAACTAAAGTTAGAATAACTCACAGCCAATCTAAAGCTGAGAGCAATCCTTATTATCCTAAAAGAGAAGAAAAAAGCACTATCTTAACTATTGGTAAAAGTTTCAAAAAAGGTGGAAAAGTTAAAAAGGCTTATCTTGGCAGCTTTATTGCGGGAGAGCCTAGTAATCAGTCCAACAAGACGTATAGGAAGTACTATAAGGGAATGGTATAATGCCCTTTAGGTCGGAGAAGCAACGTAGATATTTATGGAAAAATAATCCTGAAATAGCACGTAAGTGGACGAACGAACATGGGAGTACACCGGTTAAAGCTAAAAAAGGTAAGTATCAAAAATTGGAGCATCCCGACCATGAGATTAAGCCGATTGAACATAAGGAGGAAAACGTGTCATCAAAAGAACGAGTTGAAAAATTATTAGACGAAAGGAAAACTAAAAAAGAAACTAAGAAAAAATTAGTCAAGCAGGGACCAGCTTATGTTCCAGGCTGGAGACCGAATTTATCTGTGAAAGCTAAAGAAAGTAAATATATACAAAAGAAAAGTGCTGCTAAACAAGGATTAGAATATGCTAACTGGATTCTTAAAGATGAGGACTCTCCTTATGGCTCTAAAATAAAAAAGAGACCTAGGTCCAATCTAATCGGCAAGCAGGGTTACTCTAAATGGGATAAGTCTCTTAAAAATATAAGAGAAGTTTATAAGCGTGCAAAGGAAAATAAAGGAGAAGATAGACTTACTGCAAAAGATTTAGATTACGCACAAAAAGCAATTCAAGGAGAAAAAAAACAGCTTGAGTCAGTAGTAGATGTAAGATCTAAAGGTGGTCCGATTAAAGCTAAAAAAGGAATTGGTTTACCTCCAGCAACAAAATACAAAAAATATTTAAAAGGTTTGAAGAAGGCTACAACAACTCCATTATCAGGAACGTCTACAGCACTTCCATCTAAAACAGCAAGATTATTATCACAATTGAAATTTGCTTATAAGGATAGAAATAAAAAATTTAATTGGAAAGCTGCTAACGAGACATTACCTTTCGCAAAAAGCGTGAAGAAGATTACTAGAAAATTAGCTCTTAACCGAATGAAGAAAAATATAGCTAAATCACCTTTCTTACAAAGAAGATTTAAATTAGCAGGTCTCTCTTCCAATATACCAATAAGTAAAAAAACTAAATATTTTAAAGATATGATAAAAACTGTAGGAACATTTCCTTTAGTAAATAAAAAAGATATAGCTAAATCATCTTTCTTAAAAAGAAGATTTAAATTAGCAGGTGCAGAGGCGTTTAAAGCAGCAACTTCTATGGCTAAACCTTCTGCATTTTTACAAAGAAGAATGACTTTAGGTAGTATGCGTAGTCTACCTACATCTACCAAAGCTTTAGCTGTTTTGAAAAAACTAGGTAGAAGAACAGCAATTGGTAAAGCAGTTGCTGCCGCTACGGTGGTTGCAGGAGCTTATGAAGCAGGAAAGCGTAAGTTGTTTACTAAAGACAAAAAGAAAGTAACTAAAAAATCCATCGGTGGGGAAACCGTAATTATGAAAAGCGGTGGAGGCTACATCGACGATTTATTATAATGAATTATGGCGACATCAGGAACAACAGCATTCAATCTAGCCATCGACGAGATTGTCGAGGAAGCCTACGAACGTTGTGGGATCCGAACCAATAGTGGCTATGATCTTAAATCAGGTAGACGTAGTTTAAATATTTTACTTCAAGACTGGAATAATCGTGGAATCAATTTATGGAAAGTTAAATTGATTGCCCAACTTTTAACGGCAGGTACTAGCAAATATTCTTCAGAAGCAGGTACCAGTGATATTATGGAAGCGTACATTTCTAATAATGCAACGCTGATTAATAATTCTACAAGTTCTAGCGATGTTTCATTAACAAAAATTGATCGTTCAGCTTATGCGGCTTTAGCGGGTAAAGGCACACGATCGCAACCTTCACAATATTTTGTTGATCGACAAGGCGTGGATCCGGCAACACCACAAATTATATTATATCCAAACCCTAATGCGACCACTTATACTTATTTAAAATACTATGCAATTAAAAGGGTCGAGGACGCTGGAGCGTACACTAATGATCCTGATGCACCGAATCGATTTCTACCATCATTATGCGCGGGATTAGCTTTTAATCTTTCACTTAAGAGAGCGCCCGACAGAATTCAAGCATTAAAATTATTATACGAAGATTCATTACAACGAGCATTGACGGAGGACGGCTCACGAACAAGTACTTATATTTCTCCGCAAGCTTACTATCCAACGGTGTCATAATGGGAACATGGGCAACAGGTAAATACGCGCAAAGAATTTCAGATCGTTCTGGAATGGCGTTTCCTTATAACGAAATGGTTCAAGAGTGGACAGGAGCCTGGGTGCATGTTTCAGAATACACGCCGAAACAACCTCAACTTAATCCACCCTATCATCGAGCCGATGCCGTGGCATTACAACACCCTAAGCCTCAAGAAAAATCAGGTATTATTGTTTCTTTATCTCCCTCTTTATGGTTTAGCACAGGAACAGAAGGAAGTATGTTTCCTCCTGAAACGGCTAACCAAGCTAATAAAAAAAGACAGGCAACCTTATCTGTAGGAAAGGTAACAATAACGATAACATGACGTATGCAGAGCTCATTACTAAATTAAGGGATTACACCGAAGTCGGGAGTAGTGTTTTAACTTCTACAATTTTAGATGGTATTATTCGCGATGTAGAGTTTCGTATTTTTAGAGCGGTGGATGCCGATTATTCTAGAAAATATGAAACATCCCTAACGACGGGGTCTAATCGTTATGTTGCTCTTCCAACGGATTGCTATATTATTCGATCCTTACAACTTCATACAAAAACAGGGGACGCTTCATTTGAACGGGTTATGTTACAAAAAAGAGATACCAGTTTTATAAGTGAATATTACCCTTCCCCTACCGAAACAGGAACGCCTAAATATTGGGCGGATTGGGATCCTAATACGGTAGCGATTGCTCCAACTCCCGATGTTGTTTACGGAGTTCAATTGAATTATATCTTTACTCCAGAAGCTTTAAGCTCGAGTAATACAACCACGACTCTTTCAACTAAAGATCCTGATCTTTTACTTTATGGCTGTTTAACTAATTGTTTTGGCTATCTTAAAGGACCGATGGATATGTACAAGCTCTATGAAGACAAGTATAATGAAGCTATAAAAGCTTATGCCCTAGAACAAATGGGGCGAAGAAAACGGGGAGAATATACGGATGGTGTGCCGAGAATACCGGTGCCATCACCTTCTCCCGAACAATGGAGAAACTTAAAATAATTTTAATAAGGAAAATTTATGGCAATATCACAAGCAATATGTACGGCGTTTAAAAAACAACTTCTTGACGGTGACGCAGATTTTGACAGTAGTGGAGATAAATTTAAATTAGCTTTATATCTAAGCACAGCAAACTTAAGTGCTTCCGCAACATCATACACAACTACTGGGGAAAGTACTGATAGTGGCAGTGGAGATTATAGCGCTGGCGGAAAAGCATTAACAGGACAACAAACTTCGGTCGCTACACTAACGGCTATTGTAGATTTTGCAAATCTGTCGTTTACGGGTGTTACCCTAACGGCGAGAGGTGCATTAATTTATAATACTTCATCAGCAGTTAACAATGCAGCAGTTGCTGTTTTGGACTTTGGTGGAGATAAAACGGCCACAGCAGGAACATTTACGATACAGTTTCCAGCCTTTACAACATCTGCAGCGATCATAAGATTAGCTTAGGAGGTTTTAAATGGCAGGCTCACCATCCACATGGGGCTCAAATGCCTGGGGGTATGGATCATGGGCTTATGTTAATAATCCTGATGCAGCATCCGGATGGGGCTCAAATGCGTGGGGACACGGATCATGGGAAGATAACGCTGTTGTTATCGATTATGGTGCGTGGGGATCGCTCGTTGAAGGTTTTGGCGACGGCACGTGGGGGCTAGGCTCTCAACTTTCTACTTTATCTACAAGTGCAGGAACAGCTATTGCATCGATTGATATCGATGTAGCTACTACTGGAATATCTTTAACTACATCTATCGGAACGGAAACCGTTAGCGCAGACGCTAATGTTACGCTTACTGGAATAGCTTTAACAGGTTATTTAGGAGATGAAACAGCTCTTCCTAGTATTGATGTAGCAGTTACTGGAATAGCTTTAACAGGTTCTATAGGAACTGAAACGGTTACGGCTGACGCTAATGTTACGCTTACAGGAAGCGCAGCTACTATGAGTGCGGGTACGGCAATTGGTGGTGGAAATGCACTCGCAGAACCAACAGGAATTGCCTTAGCTTTATCTATCGGAGCAGAAAGCGCTACAGCAGACGCTAATGTTACTCTTACAGGAAGTGCTTTAGCAGGTTCTGTAGGAACCGTTGATGCTATACAAGTTGTTAATCCTACAGGACAAACTTTAACAGGATCTCTTGGAACAGAAACGGTTACGGCTGATGCGAATGTTACATTAACGGGAATAGCTCTAACAGGTTCTTTAGGAAATGAAACTGTTGTTCCTAGTATCGAAGTCGCTGTATCAGGACAGGCCTTAACAGGCTCTGTTGGAACAGTGGATGTAGATGATGTAACCGTAGGACTGACGGGAATTGCTCTTACTTCGAGCATTACTAGTGTGACGGTGGGTGCATGGTCGCCAGTTGTACCAGGAGTAACGAATACTTGGACAGAAATTTCACCAGGCGTAACAAATACTTGGACAGAAGTAGATACTGCTGCATAGGACTAAAAGCAGTCCAGTTGACAAGAGAGCGTGGACTATTTAAAATACAAATAAAAGATTATTAAATCAAGGAGATTAAAAAATTATGCCATCATCTTATACAGGTTTAGGGGTTCAATTAATGAATACCGGCGAAAAATCTGGTACATGGGGAACTCTTACTAATACTAACTGGAACATCATAGAACAAATTTCGGGTGGTTTTACACAACAAGCCGTAACGGATGGAGCGGATACCGATCTATCTGTTAACGATGGAACTA